CTAGGGTTTAGGGTATTAGGGTTTATGGGTTGAATATTTCCTTTTCATTATATAGCTAAGAAAAAAATTTGCGATATTTTGTTTTCTCCTGGGGTTTTCCATTTTTTCATTCGCGCCCAACCCTAGGCAAAATCGAACTCGTCAAACTTCCGTGATTTTCACGTGCCGTCCGCGGCCAACACTAGGCAAAATCGAACTCGCCAAACTTCCGTGATTTTCACGTGCCGTCCGCGGCCAACACTAGGCAAAATCGAACTCGCCAAACTTCCGTGATTTTCACGTGCCGGGCAAAGTAGTATTAATATTCATCTAACGTAGCATTTTAATTTAATTACACGATATCACGTATTAAACACCAACAACAACGCCTTCTTTAAAATAACGTCCCGGCAGTATGGACACTTCCTCTGTTCGAGAAACGATGGTTCTGAGTAGCAACTCGCACATACACTGTGCGTGCAGTTAAACACGACCGGTCGTCGAGCACCAACCTTCGCATGGTTCTCGTGGCAGATACCACAAGACCAGTTGAGAATATCATCCTTCCCTGGCTCGACGTCCATGCCTTCTGTGATAGGGTAGATCTCCTCTTCACCGTTTTCAAGTTGGTAGACGATCTCGTTATTCTCCTCAATCAAGCACATAAGCGCGTACTTGAGACGAGAGGCGTTCCAAGAAGCGCGTTGCGCCTTCTGCTTCCAGCTCCCAATAGCATTCTTACATGTAGTACACGAACGGTGTCCGTTACACAACTGCCAGTGTTGTCGAGGTGGCATCCGCGCGCGAGTGAATGAGGATGGGTGCGGGGCAGGCCTCGATCTACTCCTCTAAAAATATACAAATTTGTGTACAGAGATTATATCATTGTCTACAAACAAACAATCATATAATCGTATTCAGTTTTTCAATATACAAAGTTAAGGGTAGTTATTTGGGGGTGCACTATCACCCCACCGTAAGTACTCTTCATCCACAGCACCCCCACCAGTCCATCCGAAACACTCTCCGCCTGTTATACATTCGCAGCCACCACCAGCCACAGCGGGTAAAAACTTTTTCAAGTACACTTTCTACAAACTTTTTGTAGTTGTGAACCATCACCAGACACTTTGCCGGGGGCTAATTGGCATTCCGAACACACCCATCGGCCAACACAGTCCACGTCACATGGAGCCTTGTTCATCCGATTAGTCCTTTCGTCACTACCCGCTCCACGACCAAGGGTAGTTATTGTAGGGTGCATTATCACCCCACCGTAAGTAGGCTTCATCCCCACCCCATCCGAAACACTCTTGATATGTTGCACATTCGCAGCCACCACCAGCCACAGCGGGTACTGCTGTGACCCACTTCCACAAAGGCTTCGTTACGTATTCACAAGTTGAACCACGACCACCACTGCACACTTCTCTTTTCGCGTCACCCGCATATACCCAATACCCTTCGCAGTCTTGTTTGCAATCTGGGCATGTCGTGTAACGGAATGACTTGGCCGGACAGTTACTAATACTTTTCACAGCAGTTGTCTCATTACCAAATTCATCGGTCACAGTCACATCATTTCCATCCTTATCTTGCAACACCTGACCAATGGCTTCATTGAGAACTAATATCCTTTCTTCAAGATACACCGCAGATTGTTCATCACGGTTCTTGCATGTGCCAATATCGTCCGATGCATCAGGCCTCGAACTACAGTGCACCTTACCATCGGATTTAGTTGGTGCATACCACTGCCCACCAGCAGCCCAACCACAACCCTCGGGCTTAACTTCTGCCGGACACGGGACAACGCACAACTCCGAAGAAAACTTGGCATCGACACACTTACCACCATTCTCTTCGGCCTCAAAACCAAGGGCGTCACGGTTCAGTGTAAGTTGACGAACGCCATAGCCACATCTCTTAGAAGCATCACTACCACTTCCACCACCATCCAAAACAACATTATTTCTTTTACACGGACCGAGCTCATACATGCTGTCGTTGACTACACAATCCTTTGGTGGAGGGCCAGTAGGAGTAGATGGACTAGTGGCCGGGGCCACTGGCATGTCAGTCAAATCAATACCAACCTCGGAACAGTTCCCTGAATCAGTTGTGTCGTCCACATCTTTTGTTATAGTGCCACTTTCCAACACGCGATCATCATACACATCGTACGCGTCAACAATGATTTTCATCGTAGATCCCCAGAAATCCTCATCGATGTTTTGCACACCAACCTGTTGCGCCGTGCCAGGAATGGTGAATTCTTTATAAGTCTGGTAGTCATTCTTACTAGTCTTGATCTTCACCCTGTACTGGTTAATCTTGTCCTGACACGCACGCGCTGTTGAATTATCATTGAAACCCCATGCCATACCAATGGCCCGTTCGGCATTCTGGTAACAAGAGTTGCTGTCCTTCACAAACACCTGCTCAGAACATGGACGACTTTCAATTGGAACCTTGGCCTGGCAGTTGTTACCGTTCCACTCACACCCCTCTGTTTCATTGCAAACACCGGATGTAAGAACCTTTTCACATCCAACACGATCACGGCAAAGATACTGTTTCGTATCCCAAATACACTTGTCATAAAGAGCGGGGGTTCGTTGGCATACCGGATTACCATCAGAATCGACATTTGTCAAAGCCAAGTCACATGGTGGAGGATTATCACAAGTGCCCGTAGACGCATTCCATTCACAGTCAGTCGGACAAGTCAGTTCACTTGTGTAAATTCCACATCCTTCCTCATCATCCTCAGTTTTCTGTAAGCGACACATAGCGAAGTCATCATCCCATGTACATCCTTCTGTAGCTAAACAATCTGTGATCGTCGTGTTATCCTGGCAACGGACAGCTATCACGCCAGGAGAAGAGGTAAGTTCATCTGAAATAGCATCACCCGTATCAGGTGAAGGGCCCGTGCGTGGTTGCGTCTCTTCCGGCCATACGGTACACAATTCCGAATCAAAATTACTGTAATCCCACGTACCTCCAGTGCACGTGTAAGAACCAACACCGACGGTGATAGCACTCATCAATCCCACGAACAGGAATATCATCACAATGGGCAAACCACTGTTGGATGCCATAGTTAATTATTAACAGATATTTTTTTTTCACCACTCATGCATCATCCAATCATATATGAATCAAAAATCAAAACTTTTTTTTTCACCCCCTTAATGAAATCAAAGTCTTCACTTCATGACGCATCATGCAAGAAGAAGTTCAAAAACTCTCACACCTCGAACATATTCTTAAAAGGCCAGATAGTTATGTCGGTCCCGTGGAACCATCAACCGAACTCTACTGGATCCTTTCACCTGATAAAGAACATTTCACGAAGGAACTCATATCCTATCCTCCGGCTCTTCTCAAGGTGTTCGACGAAATCTTAGTCAACGCGATAGATCGTCACTCACTGCACCCTAAAGACGTCACGGCCATATCCGTCCACGTGGACAAGGAAGAAGGGTCCATCACAGTCACCAACAACGGCCCACTCGGGGGGCTCACAGTGAAGTACAACGATAAATGCGAGGCGTGGAACCCCGAACTCGTCTTCGGTCACCTCCTGACAAGCACAAACTACGACGACACCACAAAAAGAATTGTCGGGGGGAGGAATGGATATGGGGCCAAACTGGCAAACATATATTCCACGAAATTTGAAATTGAAATCAAAGATGGGGTCGAACACAAAGTATATACACAAAGTTGGTCGGACAACATGACTGTGTGCCAAGAAGCAAAAATAAAAAAACATGCAGCCAACTCTTCACAGGTGACCATCAAATTCACACCAGATTGGTCCAAGTTTAGGATGGTCAAGATGAATGATTACGTGTTCAAAATTTTTGAAAAAAGGGTCTGGGACTGTAACGTCTGTACCGGACAAAACTGCAAAGTCAAGTTCCAAGGTGAACCCTTACCAAAATCGTCGTTCGAAAAGTATGCCAAAATGCACGAAGGGGTCACGGAAGTCACCACACTCAACAGTGATAGGTGGTCCGTGTGCATTGGGCCTTCACAAGATGGGTTTCAACAAGTGAGCTTTGTCAACGGGATATGCACCACGAAAGGTGGAACACACGTGGACCACGTGGCATCCGTGATCGCGGCCGGAATCATAGATGACATGGCCAAGAAACTCAAACTCAAACCACAACAGGTGAAGAATGCATTCACGCTCTTCGTCAAGGCTACCATAGAAAATCCAACCTTCTCATCGCAGGTGAAATCGGAATGCACATCAAAGGCTCAAGACTTTGGCAGCAAATTTGAAATAACCTCCAAGAGTTTCATAAAAAATGCCTTGAAAACTGGGATCCAAGATGAACTCGCGGCCTACTCAAAATACAAAGAACTCCAACAACTCAAAAAGACTGACGGGGGTGCGAGGAAATCACGGATCACTGGAATACCCAAACTCGATGATGCAAACTGGGCAGGTACGGCCAAGTCGTCCAAGTGCACTCTCATCATCACCGAAGGTGATTCGGCCAAGACACTCGCCGTGGCTGGACTATCAGTCGTGGGAAGGGACAGCTATGGCGTGTTCCCACTCAGAGGGAAATGTAAAAATGTCAGGGATGCATCCGTTAACATGTTAACGGCCAACCAGGAATTCAATGATCTCAAAAAAATTTTAGGATTACAACAAGGAAAAATCTACGAAAACACAAATGATCTCAGATATGGAAGGTTAATGATCATGACAGATGCCGATCACGATGGGTCACACATCAAAGGCCTCATACTCAACATGTTCCACTACTTCTGGCCAAGCCTACTCAAGCTGAATTTTGTCGTGAGCATGGTGACCCCCATCATCAAAGCCACCAAAGGGAAGGATGCCATGTCATTCTACACCGAAAGTGCATTCAGAACTTGGTACGGCCAAGGTAAGGCTGCGTGGAAAATCAAATACTACAAGGGTCTAGGCACATCGACATCCGCGGAAGCCAGAGAGTACTTTAAGGAAATTGAAAAACTCACAGTCATGTTCGACGCAGACATCATGACTGATAAATCCATAGTCTTGGCCTTCGACAAGAAGAAAGCGGACGATAGAAAATCGTGGCTTTTGGAAAATACAGTCAAAGAAAAAAGTGAATTGGAAGTGCCGTACGGGAACATAAACACTCTGTCAATCGGTGACTTTGTACACAAAGATCTGGTCAACTTTTCTTTGGCCGATCTCAAGAGATCCATCGCACACGTGGCCGACGGTTTCAAACCATCACAAAGGAAAGTCCTGTACGCGTGCTTCATGAAGAACCTCAAGGATGAAATGAAGGTGGCACAACTCGCAGCCTACGTGAGTGAAAAAACAGCCTACCATCACGGAGAAGTATCACTGGCCGAGACCATCGTGAAACTGGCCAATGACTTCGTGGGGTCGAACAACATTAACCTTTTGGTCCCATGTGGGCAGTTCGGAACACGCCTCATGGGTGGGAAGGACGCATCACAAACGAGGTACATTTTCACCAAGTTAGCAACGGAAGCTAGAAAATTATTTCACAGTGCTGATGATCCAGTTCTCACATATGTGGACGACGATGGGAAACTTGTCGAACCAGAATACTTCGTTCCCGTGCTCCCCACGGTGCTCATCAATGGCACTGAAGGCATCGGCACTGGGTACAGCTCATTCATACCACCCTTCGACCCAGAAGACATCAAAGAAAACATCACGAAAATTCTCAAAGGTTTGGAAACCAAAGAAATGAAACCCTTCTACCGCGGGTTCAAGGGCACCATGACCAAATCAGATCTCACCAACGCATGGGTCGCCGAAGGCATCTACAGAAAATGGCCAAAGAAAATCACAATCACAGAACTCCCTCCGGGCCGGTGGACACAGGATTTCAGAGAAATGTTAGACACCATGGTGGAAAAGAAAATCATCTCATCCTACGTCAACAACTCAACCACGGATGAAGTCAAGTTTGACATAGAAGGCTACGAAGGAGATGATGTCGTCAAGGATTTCAAACTTTCCAAATCCATCCATCTGACAAACATGCATCTCTTCCACCCAACCAAAGGCATCCACAAGTATCACAGCCCAGAACAAATACTTCGTGACTTCGTGGCCATAAGGGCCGACTACTACAAGAAGAGGAAAACTCACGATCTCCAACAACATGAGAAAAAGTTGAGGATATGCACACACAAGGCCGCCTTCGTCCACATGGTCATCGAAGGAAAGTTGAAAGTTTTCAAAAGATCAAGAAAGGATCTCGAAAAAGAAATGATCCATCACTTTCCTATGGTGGACGGAAAATTCGATTACCTATTGGACATCAAAACCTGGCAGTACACAGCTGAGGCCGTGGACGATCTCATGAAGGATGCGGAAAAATCAAAAGCTGAATATGAACGACTGCAGAAAATGTCACACGTGGACTTGTGGATTAGAGATATAAATAATTTGTAATCTAACAGTAATGGGTGGTGAAGCTGCTGAAGTAGTTTTAAGTGCCGTCGGGCACCAAGACACCTACCTGCTTAGTTGTGATCCGGAAAACTCACTGTTCAAATATGACAACTCGAGGCAACACTCCAACTTTAGAAAGTTTCACAGAGTAACCAACGTACTCAAACCACCACAGGCACCACCTGACTGGCCCTTCGGCCAAACAATCAAGGTGCGCATGTCACCACAAAACATGGGAGACCTGTTGGCCAACATGTACCTCAGCGTGACCATGCCAGCACTGAACTCGGGTGAGAACTACGCAGATCAACTCGGAAGACACCTCGTCCGCGTCGCCAGGATGCGTGTG